ACGGCTACGGCGACGGCAACGGCTACGGCGACGGCGACGGCTACGGCTACGGCTACGGCTACGGCGACGGCAACGGCTACGGCGACGGCAACGGCTACGGCAACGGCGACGGCGACGGCTACGGCTACGGCTACGGCGACGGCTACGGCGACGGCTAAATTTTAAACAGCCCCTGTTACAGGGGGCTTATTTAAGCGGCTGGAATCGGCTTTTTAAATAAGCAAACAACTGCAACAAAAGGAAACCCAAATGATTACTTTAGGCGCATTACAAAGCCAATACGACCACATGATGCCATATGAGGCTGACTATGACGATGAGCGAGTTGAGCAGATTGTCGAGGGCTACTTGAAAGAGTGGTCGGCGGCTGACCTGCTTGAAATCTTGAGCGGCAAAGTCTTAGAGGGAGCAGAGGAAGCCCTTGAGCGCGAAGCCATCAAGCAGTGCAAGCAAGAGATTGCCGAAGCGCAAGCGGAATATGAGTACAACCTCAGAACTTGGAATGACTAGGAGGGCATCATGAAATACGCAATCAGAACAGTTTTAGCAGTTTCGGCAATCACGATTGCCGCTTACAGCTTTTCCGGCAAGACAGAAAAGCCGGTAGAGCCTGAAACCATCAGCCAAGAAGCACAAATTGAACAGACATACGAAACCATGCCGGACGAAGTAAAGGTCATGGGAGACGCGGAGATTAAGCCATGCGACAACACATTTTAACAGGATGTTATATGGCCAAGCCCAAAGGCCATGACCATATCAGCAAACATCTCGGCGCACGAATGAGGAAAGAGAATGGCGTTTGGCACGTTTGGCAAGATGTTGAGACATTTGCCCGAAACACTCACGCGCTGATTCTCAAAAAGGGCGTGAAGCGCAAGAAAGTCAACGAGAAAACTTTTAAGACAAAAGAAGAGGCTGAAAAGTATTTCAACCAGCTACTGGGAAGCTAATCATGTGTCAGGAATTAATGTTTTATTGCCAAGTCATGCAAGAGCTTGAGCAACAAGAAGAAAACGAAAGGAATAAAGAAAATGAGTTTCCCGCAAGAAGTCTGGAAAACCCTGTCAGCAGTGAACGTGAATGACAAGGTAGAGAAAAAGAACGGACTGAGCTATCTCTCATGGGCATGGGCATGGCAAACCCTGATGGAGCACTACCCTGAAAGCAGTTTTGAAATGCACCCTGAAAAGTTCTTTTCAGACGGCACCGCAGAGGTAGGCGTAACGGTAACAGTCAAAAAAGACGACCAAGCTATCAGCCGTTACATGTGGCTTCCAGTCATCGACCATCGCAACAAGGCTATTCAAAACCCAAACAGTTTTGACATCAACAAAAACAAGATGCGCTGTCTTGTTAAGTGCTTAGGCATGTTTGGGCTTGGTTTGTATATCTACGCAGGCGAAGATTTGCCGGAGGCTGAAAAGAATCCGCCGTTTGACCTTGCCGCGTATGAGAAAGCAGTCGCCGAAGCGCAAACCGAAGAGGAGCTGAAACAAATCTTCGCAGACGCTTGGAAGCATACAGACGGCAATATCCGCGCAAGAGTTAAGGACATTTACGAAAACCGCAAGGCGGATTTTAAGGAAGAAGCATAAGGGATTGATATGTTGAATGTTTTTATTGACATTGAGACTATTCCGAATCAGAAACAGGGCGCATTTGAGGCAATTCTGCAAGATGTTGCCCTGAATTTCAAAGCGCCAAGCGACTTGACGAAAGAAAAAGCCGCCGCCGATTTGGGAATTACGGATAAAGACGAAATTAAGTTTACGTCTAAAGCCTCGATGATTGCACGATGGGAGACTGTTATGGCCTCTTCCAAGTCCAGCGAGGTTGCAGAGGATAAGTACCGAAGAACCGCGTTAAATGGAGGCTACGGCGAAGTTTGCGTTATCGGCTTAGCAGTAGATGATGGCGAACCTGAAGCCATCACAGGCGAGAACGAAGCGGAAATTTTAGCCAAGTTCAACCAGTTCATTAACCGAATTAAAGCCGATGTTCCGCGCCCGAATATTCGATTTATTGGGCATAACGTTGAGTTTGACGTTCGATTCCTATTCCACCGATTTATCGTGAACCGTATCAAGCCAGCTATCAACCTGTACTACTCGCAATACAGCGAGAATTTTGCAGACACTATGCAGATTTGGGCAGGACGCGGAAACCGCATCAAGCTGACAGAGCTATGCGAAATCTTAGGGATCCCAAGCCCTAAAGACGGCATAGACGGATCGCAGGTTTGGGATTATGTGCAAGCCGGGCGAATCGAAGAAGTTGCAGAGTATTGCAAGAAAGACGTAATCGCAACGCGCGAAGCGTACAACAGAATGACATTTCAATTTTAAAAGGAAACAAAATGCTGAACAAAGTGATTTTAATTGGCCGTCTTGGTCGTGACCCTGAATTGCGCTACATGGCAAACGGAGAAGCTGTCTGTAACTTCAGCGTTGCCACTAGCGAAAGCTGGAAAGACAGCAACGGACAGAAGCAGGAGCGGTCAGAATGGCATAACGTAACCATGTACCGCAAGCTGGCAGAGGTTGCAGGCAAATACCTGACAAAAGGCAGTCAGGTTTATTTGGAAGGCAAAATTCAAAGCCGTAAATATCAAGGCAAAGACGGCATTGAGCGCACGGCCTACGAGATTATCGCCAACGAAATGAAGATGTTGGGCGGTAATAGCCAAGCGACGCAGGAACAGCCGAAGTATCCACAAGGCAATGCCCAGTCTGCTGAAGATATTTCAGATGTCCCATTTTAAACCACCACAGGCAGACGGCCTAAAACGTCCGAGCCGTTGAGAGGACGGCTTCAACAAAAGGAAACGAGCTAATGAAAGCAAGCGAAATGTTAGCCGCACGGAAAGCGGCGAAGAAAGAACAAGCCGTCAAAAAATATGCACGGGATAACATCGGCAACCAACGAGCCGACCGCAACAAACTGGCAAATATTGCCGTAATCCAAGTGCAAAACAAACTGTCATTGCGTAGCGGTGCGCCTCAAGACTTAGACAGCAAGTTGACCGAAAACATTAAAAATCTCATGCACTATCAAGCGTTGGTTTACGACAACGACCGAAGCAGTGTAACCGTTTTCGAGAAACTTATCCGTGCAATGCGCGTTGTCGCCTGTATCTACTCAGACAACGAATTGAGTAAGACGACCAACGAAGCGCAGGCGGCGATTGAGCAGTTGCAAGAATCAGCCGACCTATCGCCGAATCAACGCCGTGAGATTCTGAAGCCCGTGCTTCGCTTGACTGAATATCAGGAAGCCTACGGCGAAATTATCCCCGAACGTACCGTTTCAAAAATCGGTTTGTATTGTGCAAGCGTACAAATCGCACTGTACACAGCGAGCCTATACAATCGCCCGAAACGTTACATCCAAGCGTTATTCGACATCATCAACGGCGAATCGTTGCGAACCATCGCCAAGAAGATAAACGAGAAAGAAAACGTTTTGCGCGAAGAGGTATTAAATGCCGCTTGGCACTTCTTCCGCGTGGCAGAGTGTAACAGTGCCGTGAAGCCAGTAAGTAGTATCCCCGAATTGCGACAAGACGGCTACAAGGTGCTGGCAGACTTTAACCGCCTGAAAGATTTTATTCAGACGGCCATGCAAAAAATTCTGATCCCATTTGAGCAAAACACCGGCATCAGCCTGATTAATTACAACCAATTCCGCAAGGATTTAGTGCAGGCGGAAATTATTTAAAGATGGCAACAGTAAGCATCCTCATCAGCGACCAACCGGACGGCCTGTTTATCAAGCTAACCTCAGACGAACCGATGCCGAAAGATGGCGAAGACGGCGGCAGCATTGCCCAGAACGCAGGCCTTATCTGCCTAGCCATCCTTAAACGTGAAATGCGGCAGATAACAGGTAAAGAACCAGTTTTGATTGATATCCAATAACCCGCGCAATAACTACCAATCCGACAGGCGGCGGAAATACCGCCTGATGAAGATTAGAAAGGGAAGAAGATAATGTACCTCACATCTCAAGAATGCGCCGACCTGCTACACGTCAAACGCGCAACATTCGTAAATCAGACGTGTAAACAGGCAGGCTTTCCGAAGCCTTTTGTCATCTCGCCGCGTAAATTCTTATGGCCGGAGGCAGAAGTACACGAATTTATTCGCCGCCACCGTCAGAAATAGAGAAACCGCCGTAACAGGCGGTTTTTTAATCCAGCAAATCGGCCAGTTCGCCAATATCAGGGTTATAGTACACGTTGAGCAGGATTCTCAAATCCTTATGGCCGCTGATTTTAGCCAGTTGCATAGGCTCAACCTTAGCTGCCATTCGCGTCAGGGCTTTATGGCGCGTATCGTGGAAGTGGAAGCCCTCAGCCCCCTCAACCTTTGCCCTTGCACGTCTGAACATCACGTCAAGCGTGTGGGAGCTTATATCAAACACAGAGCCGCTTTCCGAACGTGGCAGTCTATCCAGTATCGCTATGGCCTTTTTAGACAGCGGCACGTCTCGACTGCTACCGTTTTTAGTCATCGGCAAATGTACCACGCGCCGGTCTAAATGCACATCACGCCAAAGCATGTTACAGATTTCCCCGGCACGCATGGCCGTCTCAATCGCAAACAAGACAGCCAAGCCAATACGCTGTTTTACCGTAATTATCGGCACGCCGTCAGCTACACCAAGCTCACGCACGACGGCCAAGACAATATCGTCAGGCGGAATGTAGTTCCGCGCCCTGCCTTTGCCCGGCCGTCTGATTTGCAATAGAGGATTTGACGGCAAAAGCCCCCATTCTTTGACCGCCATTTGACAGACGGCCGACAGCGTTTCAAGCTCACGCCTGACCGTTGCTTCTTGGACTTCTTTTTTGCGATTGTCGCGCCATTGGGCAAAATGATGTGGGCGCAAATCACTGACTTTTATATCTGCCAAATCGGATCGTAACGCACGATTCAGCCGGTATGTTTCCGCCCTGTTGCCTCGCTTCGTGGGCGTGATTTCATCGCGGTATCGTGTCAGCAAATCGGCAAAATATAGGCTTTTTGGCGCATTGCCTTGTACGCCGTCCAAGATTGCCGCTTCAGTCCGCGCCGCCCATGCGACGGCATCAGATTTGAGGGCAAATGTTTCGGACTTGGCTATGCCTTTCAGACGGACTTTGACGCGATATTTTCCGTTGCGCTTTTCGATGGTTGCCATTGGTATATTATTGGGACACTGAGGGGACACGGCATTATATGTTATAATCAATCCTAATCAATCATAATGTATTGAGTGGCGCAGATATGAGATTGATTTATATGTATAATCTATCAAAATCAATCATAATCTACTATAATCGATTAGCTGTTTAAATGCACTCCGTCCGCACCATCAACAATAAATAAATCAAACACTTAATACGCTTTGGGACAATTCAGGGACAAAAAACACAGGCCATCTGATTTAATCAGGTGGCTTTTTTATTGGGCTTAAATAACTTTAAATCAATACAAATCATCTACTTATAAAAATATTCAAAAAACCTCTTGCATTACCGCATTTAATGCGGTAATATACACATATGGATTCAGCGCAACCGCGCAAACCGCGCCTCGGGTAATCAGGGGTAAGGATTTAAAAATGAAAGCAACTAACATCTACTTGACCGCTCAATCAACCATGGCTCGCGAAGCAGCCGACCACATCAACAGCTTGGCAATGAGCAACGGCTTTTCTACCGCAATGAATGATGATGAATTGAGCCAATATCAAAGCTGGTTTGAAAGCCAAGTTTCTGAATGTGATAGCTACATTGCTGAAAACTTAGTTATCGAAACTGAAGAAATTGAACTTGACGACGAAGAATAAAAGACAGGCCGCCTGAAATATGGCGGCTTTTTTAAAAGGAAAATAAATGACACATCAAAATAGAAACTGGCAGCGCCGTTGGACGGTTGATTTTGAAACGCAAACGGCTGCTCACGAAGATGGTTGGGTTTTTGAATTTTCAAAGGTTGACGACGGTGTATTTGATGGACGATTGATTGCCCAGCCTGAAAGCCTCACGTTGGAACAAATCAAAAACACGCCCCGAATTGCTAAAGAGGCTGGCGAAGCATGGGAACGCGCCCGAAGAAATCGACAATAGGGATTTTATGATCGAAAATGCAGAATTGGGCTACACGCCCAACAATCTGAAATCCCTGCGCAAAAAGCATGGGCTGACACAGCAGAATGTTGCCGACATCACGGAATCAACGCTAAAAAACGCCCAGAAATGGGAAACAAGCCCGAATTTGAAAAGCTACGCCAACATGCCTCACACAAAATGGCTGAAATTGCTTGAATATGTGGGAAATCTTTAAAAAATGCCGTCTGAAGAAGTTTCAGTCGGCATTGTTGTTCGGATATTAAAAATATAGCTTTTTGATATGGCTGCAAGTGGCAATGATGTTGTAAGGTTCTGATTTTCCATCTTCAAAACTGCTTTGCACAATGCCTGATAAAATATCGGCAAGCTGTACGCCAAGATGGTTTTTGCTGTTGCACTGCATCGTTTCCAAGACGGTTTGCGCGTTGTGCTCAAACCAAACGGTTGTTTGCAGATAATCATGCAGGGAACGCCCACTTTCCACTTTGATGGAACGCTGGTCAACGTTTAAATAAACTTTGTCATGCGCCGCAATCTTTTGAGAAAGCATAAGCTTTATCATATAGTTGTAAAGCTTGTTTGCATCTTGGCGGATGTGCGGCATAACCTTTTCTTTGCGGACGCTGATGCTGTAATAATGCACGTCATCGCCGTGTTTTGATTTGAATGCCGCCAACTGCCCTGCAATCCGGATGCGTTGTTCGTGGCTCAGATGCGCCCATTTTGCCTCATCGGACGGGGAAATTTTATTTTTCTCATACAATTTACGCATCAGCCGTTTCAACAAGTGCCGTTTTTCGTGGGCGACGGCAATGGCGGCAATGGTAAGGTAACGGCTTGAACCGCCGGATCGGTACGGTGCATCGAATTTCCAACCCAAATCTCCGCTCTCATCCAAATAAACCGTTATATCCATCAATATTGCCTTCAAATGAAACAAGCCGCCAATTTATCATAAAATCAGCGGCTTTGAATATATTGGCAGCCCCTGAATCCGGCGTACTTCGCATACGCTTACGATACCTTTCGGCTTCGCGGTTAGCTCAGGATTTACCTGCCTAGAGAAATTTTATATCGTTTGTTCTTCTTGTGCAAGGGGTAATTTGAAAATCCGGTATCGGCAAAGATATGCCGTCTGAACCTTCAGACGGCATTTTCATTCCCACCCAATTATTGACGCGCTTAATAATTTTGTATAACGCGCCCTTTTGTGCAAACAAAACGGCAAAAATTTACCACGTCCGCGCGATATATAAAAAAATCGGGGAAATGTTTACACTTCCCCGATGCAACCATCAACCCAAAGTTGACGATTCACTTATTAAGTTTTATTTAATAACTCAATCCGCGTCTAATACTCGTACCAGTGCTTTATGCCGCGCCTTGCAGTCGTTGTACAAGCCGATGACTTGCAACGACCACGGCAGTATATCCGCGCCTGTTCCGCCCTCAAGTTTAGGCAGGTTTGGGCATGGCCGCACCAAGTCGGCAGGCGGTTTATTCGCCGTCGGCAACGGCGGCATTGATGACTGACAGGCCGTCAGAATCAACACAGACGTTCCGATAGACAGTCTTTTCAATAATTTTAGGCACTTGTACATATCTTACACGCTCCTTTTCTTCGCGCACGGCTTTTTCTGACTGATACTTTTCAGAAATAACCTGATCGGATTTAGCTTTCTCAATCGCGGCATCTTTCAGACGGCCTGAAATTTCCGCCGCCATTGAATCACGGCCGCGCCGATATTGGGCGGCATGGTCGTATTGCCACGCGCCCACAATCAGCACGAAACAAGCTGCGATTAGACCCAGTTTCCAGTTTTTAAGCAGGCTGTTCATAAGTTCTCAACATCGCTTGGTAGTTTTTAATTTCGCTTCGGCAAACTCAAAGGCCTTAAGGTCGGCTTCTTCGCTCGCCTGTTTGCGTTTTTCTTCCCATTCGGCGATACGCGCTTTTAAAAATTCGACAGGATTCATGGCTATGCCTCGCTCGCACCATGCGCGGCGGTTGCCGTAACAGATGACAAAACATAACGTTCAGGTGCGGGGCTTGATGGCACGGCCTGCCCGTTTACCAGCTTAGACGGCCAGAAGTAGCCGTCAATATCGGCAGGGTTGAACGGCACAATAGACACGGTATTGCCTTGGTTGCCGCCTAAACCCAAAATCTGACCTTTTGCATTTTTGCCGACAACAAAAAACACATGGCCGCCGCCTTGTCGGGATTTGACAGCAATACAGCCATAGGCAGGTTTTGACAGCTTCGTCAGCCCTGCACTTGCCCATGCTTTCGCGCGATACCAATCCTTGATGACCGCGCGGCCACTCTTGCCCAAGCAATGACCGACAAACAAACCACACCACGGTGTTTCATCTTCAAAGTACCAAGACTTTGCCGCGCTGGGGAACGTTCCCATATCTTTCAACCATTGAACGATTGTCGGGTTATGCGCTTTTGCGCCGACAATCTCTTTCAGGCCAATATGTTTTTTGGCCTCTTTAATCCATTCCAACTCTTGCATTTTGTACTCTTCCATTAAAAAAAAGGCCGTCTGATTTCAGACGACCTGTTGTTACTCTTTACTATCGATAAATTTGTCAGCCGTTTTCTTGACCCACTTCTTCATCAAGCCAGGGGCTAAGGTTTTCACGGTATCCATCGCGTGACCTGTCAAAATGCCGACAAACGCACCGGCGATGGCACAAGTCCAAACTTGGTTAACCATCAAAAACCGTTCCACTACCGCTGCCGCCGCTACTGCCGACACAACCGCCTCAAACAAGCTTGAGACCATATTGTCATGGTCTTTGATACTCGACCATGCACTGCCGACAATGCCGCCCCCTATGGCAAACAGGTAGCCAAATTGGAAAAAATCCATCACTCCCCCTTTAGGCTGTCTTTCAATTTTTCGCCTGAAAACAAGAATTTAAGTGAGTTATTGCCAGCCAAAAGGCACAGGGAAGACAGAATCGGCGGAATGACCATGCCTGTATGAGCAGGCGGAAACGCTCCCCAAAACGCCTGCGCCGTCAAGTACCAAATGAACGCCGACACCAGCAATAAATAGCCTGAAAAGACGTTCCCACGGTACGTCTGCCAGTACATCGAGACCAACTGCAACAAGCCGATACCGCCGAAAACGGGAATCAGGATAGATTCGGGTATCGTCTTGAACTTGTAGTAAATCGGCCAGTCGTAAATATCGACAGGCGAAAACGCGAAAACAGCGGCATAGCCAATCAGCGACAGCCCACTGGCAAACTCGACAACGCGCGTTCCCGTGCTGAAAAGCCACTTTTGAAAACGCACGGGCAAAAAGCGCCAATCCAAAACATATTTAACCCATTTCAATGAGTTATTCATCTTCATCTCCAAATAAAAAGGACTTTTTGACAAAATTATCAAAAAGTCCGTTTACGAAAAAAGCCATCAAAAATTATGGCAATCTATCCGGCCATGGTTCGTTAGTCAGATACATGATAGAACTTACCCGAATGTCCCCAATGTCTCGGTCAGTAGGAACGGGGTCGGTAAATTGGAAGCGCAGCATGTTGCCATCGCCGGGGCCACCTAAATACCATGTTCCATAAGGCGTGCCCTTGTCGTTATAGATACCGCCAATCAAGCTAAATTCTGACCTAAAACCTTGTGGCACTTGGTGTAAACCTAAAATAAAAACGTTCCGCTCCCTGTCAGACGGCTGAATAGAATACCCCGGTCCACCACGTCGCACGATACCGAACCAACCCCACGACAAACCACCGAATTGGTACATAACAGTATCATTTTTTCTGCGTACTTTTAGATATGACGCGCCCAATTTTGAAGCAATTGTTAGCGTTCGCCAGCCAGTATCCCCAGTCAAAACCTCCCAGCCTTGGTTGTCTGCTCCGGTTCGTTTTATCCATTTCAACGCGCCATTAGTGGCCGCTGTATCTACATAGGTCGTACCGACTGGCGCAGTAACCTTTCCATTTGGCATACCAGTGCCGTGAATTTCATACTCATTGGCAGGTGCGTTTGTAGCCGATTGACTTGGTAGCGTTACACTTCCACCGCCGTCTGACAGAGTGAGCGTGTTTCCGGATAAAGTCAGTTTTTGCGCGATACCCACGCCATCACGGCCATCTGCTCCTTTTGGAAGGACGAAGTTCAAGACGGCCTCTGTCTCCGTGCCGGTATTGGTTACGCTCGCCGTCTCGCCTGTCGTTACTGTGCCGATGGTTACAGTTGCCGATTTGCCGTCGTCGCCCTTTGCGCCTTTGAGAGAGGCTAACCATTTCCCGACTGTGCCAAATTGCAGCTCGCCTTCCGCAAGCTCATACGCGGATAGTCCATTTCGACCATCACGCCCAGGCGAACCATCACGCCCTTTCAGACTTTCCAGCCATTGCTCTTTATCGCCGGTATAGCCATTCGCAACCGCGATTTCATAGGCTGATTTGCCGTCTTGCCCACGCTCGCCTTGCAAACCTTGAGGGCCAATAGGTCCTTGTAGACCGTCCGCTCCTTTAGGCCCTTGTAAACCTTGCTGACCCGGCTCCCCACGCGGACCTTGTGGTCCTATCGGTCCACGCTCGCCGGCATCTCCTTTGGGACCGGGCAAACCATCTGCACCTTTAGGGCCGGGTAAGCCAGTATCTCCTTTATCACCTTTAGGACCAGCAACGCCGTCTATACCTCGTTCGCCTGGTAAGCCGTCCGCGCCTCTTGGTCCAGTATCGCCTTTCGCACCAGGCAAACCGTCTGCTCCTCGCTCACCAGTTGGACCTATTGGACCTATTGGACCTGTCGCGCCATCTTCACCTTTCTCCCCTCGTTCGCCTTTGAACTTAGCGAGAAACTCCTCAAAAGTGCCGGTAAAGCCAAGCTCTTTTTTGGCGCGGTCGTATAAATCCTGACCCACGCCGTTGATGATGGCGGCGGCTTTTACATCTACCTCGATTTTCGGCGTTTCGTCAGTCAGCCTGAAAATATATTCAGTCATTTCGTGATTACCTCCAGCAGTTCAATTCCCCCACGAATAAGCGTTTGATGGGTTGAGGCGTTCAATATGTCGTATCGCGCCCTACGCCATTTCACACCAGCAGAAAATTCAGGCGGAAACGTTAAAAATAAAACCTGACCGTCTTTAGTCAGGTTTTCGCTTCCGTCAAATTCTCCGCCGACACTTGGTCGGAATGTCATCTTCAAATCAAAAGACGACAAGTCATAAGGCTTGCCGTCCGATGTGATTGAGATTTCAAACCGCCGCGCGTTTCCTGTCGGGATTTCGATGTTGACCGTAGGGATATGCGCTTTGATTTTTACAGTATCGCCCATAATCCGCCCTTACAAAACGACCGCGCCATCGGGCAAATCGCCCAATTTGTCCCAAATGCAATCAGCGTTTCCGATAATCACGATACAGCCTCGATAATCGGAAACGATTTCCCAATCCGTGCCGTTCCATTTCGCGGCTTGGTTTGGCTTGAGTCGCGGCACTTCGGCCTCGATGCTTTGGCGGCTATCATCAAAATATTGTTCTTCAACAAACAGGCCGTCATGGTCAATCACACATCTTGTCATTTCTTCAACTCCTTAAGTTCGGTTTTCAACTCTTCTACTTGCGCGGATAATTCTTGAATCGCTTTAACCATCACGGGAATGAACGTTGCATACTCAAGCGTGTAGGTGTCGTTCTTCAGGTTTACCATCGGCAACTGCCCATACTCTGATTCAAGCGCGGCAACGTCTTGCGCGATAAACCAGTGTTTTAAGCGGTTTTCCTTATGGCTGCCGTCCTTTTCAGGATTTGCCCACCATTCGCGGATTTTTGCCTCGCGTTCTTCGACTGGCAGGTCTTTGAAAAGCTCGTCAACGTATGAATCGCGGCGGTCATAGTAGCCAGTAACAGGCTTCAGTTTCATCACAAACTCCAAGCCGTTTTCCATTGGCTTGATGTCGGTTTTATCGCGGCCGTCTGAACGGATATTCACGATTGTCGGGGCGTAAAGCGTTTGATTTTGGCCGCCGATTTGGATTTCGTTGTCGCCATTGAGGCGCGCGCCGTAGCCGATGGCGATTGAGTTTGAGATTTTGCCGCTCAATATATCACCTCGAACATTACGATAGCCGGCAGAATCGCCAACAAAAACGGATTGCTCACTACTGATATTCGGAGCACTCCAATAGCCGACTGCTACGCTCGATAAATGACTACCCTTTCGCATAGCAGAAGCACCAACAGCGGTCGCTTTTTGGTAGTCAGCACCTGACAACGCCGCATCTGCGCCGATAATGGTAGTGTATGCCGCAGTTAATGCGTTATTCATCGCGTTCGCGCCGATGATGGTTAATTCCTCGTTCTTCGCGGCTGATGATGTTGTTGAGTAAACATACTTCAATTCAGCGTTGCCAGAAGCATTGAGCGATTTAGGGCTGTTGACGGTAATAGTCGTATCGGTAACGGAAACAACCTCCACCGGCACAACATCGCCTTGCAATGTCTTTGCTTCGCCCGAAGTTAAGCGGATACCAACCCAATAAGTCGCTTTAGCACCTTGAAGATTCGAGAATGTCAGCGTGATTGTGTTGCCTGATTGGGTGTAGGTGCCTGACTCCGTGCCATTCCACAAAACATCGCCGCCATTTGGGGCGCGGTTTCGCTCAAGATTCTCCATTGCGGCAGAACCGATGACGGTTGTTTTATCAACCTCTTTGGCGTTCTTCGCCGCGTCCCCACCAATAACAACTTGTGCCTCTTGGTTTTGGTATTGAGCCAAAACGTACTGACCGATTGCTACGGTTTTACTGGTTTTGGACGGCCAGAAAACTTCAATATCTCCAGTCAAGCCGACTGGTGCAGTGCCGCCCAATGCGCCGCCGCCAAGTGCAACGTTTGAGTAACCTGTTCCCAAGCCTTGCCCTGCGTTACGACCGATGGCAACGTTAGAATATCCGCTTGTGATACCGCGCCCAGCATTACCGCCGATGCCGATGTTGCGTGTGCCTGCCATTTTTGACTGTTCGTACCATTCAGTTTCGGCTTGAACGCTAATCAGGCTATCAGGGCCGATGGCGATATTGTCGCGGCTGATTTTGGAAAAGCCCTGCGCGCGGTCGCCGATGGCGATGCCGGAAACGCATTTTTCAGTTTGGTTCATCGCGCCCTCGCCGATTGCAACAACACCCGTCCCTGTCCATTCGTTGCTTTTCAGCTTCGCGGCTACGCCTGAACCGCTCAAGAATCGACCAATACCAGTTCGCGGTTGTTGATATTGCACGTCAACAGTCTTGCCGTTAATCACAAACTTGCCGTTCGTGTATTTATTGCCTTTCGGGTAAAGCGCGCCTGTATTGATTTCTAAGCCCAAGCAATCAACAAAAACACCAAGCGCGGCTGCTTCCGCGCTATTGAACGCCTGAACAGCATTGTTTTTGCTTTTGGAATAACCAAAATCGCTTAAGCTGAGGTTGTCTGAATGAATCCTACGCCAACGAACGCCGTTATTTGAAACGATAACCGTACCTGCGTTATCGGCTGTTGATTTATCAGTCTTATCGGCAACAAACATACCGCCGCCGGAAGTAGTGTCTGCATAATAAGCCTTGACGTTCACAACTTCCGCTGTGCCTGAATAGCTTCGCAATTCCTCAATGCTGTTTACAGTGTGAGGCTTTTTCTCAACCTCGCCCCATACGGCATCACTGGCAATAATTTTCCAGCCTTTTGAACTTCGTGAGTTTGGATTTGTCTTATTCTTTGGCGATTGGTTTGCGTATAAAGTCAAGCCATCATCGCTTTGCACGACAGCACCAACATCATAGCCGCCAACCTCTTCACAGAAATCAGCGTCAAACTTGTATTGACCGCCTTTGTTCATATAGGCGATATGGCTTGAAAGCTCGTACAAAATGCCGTTCATATCCTTACCGCTTGGCGGTTGGCCGCCTACAGCAATTGGCGTCATGGTTACAGCAGGAAAGCCTTTTGAGTATGTAGCGGCATTGGCGGCGGTGTTCTCGTTAGCAGTTTCAGGGATTGTATTTTTCAAACCCTCTTCGGCAAATGCTTTAGTTAAGCGTTTTGGTTCCATGTTTTAAACCTCCAAATAAAAAACCCCGCTATTGAACGGGGAATAACCAGCTTCTTCAAAGCCGAAATATTTACTTCTCGATGGTTCGAGAAAATCAATCAATACACCCGATGGGCGCGGAAGAATGTCAGACTGCAACAAAATAGCCCGCTCTTCGTTGCTTAAATCAAACTCGAAGATGTACCGGGCTGTCATTGTTCCTGTCTTGTAGTAATAAGCGCGGCCACGTTTTTCAAACATCAACATCAACAGACGGTTTATGTTATAAGCCGTTGCGTACATGATGTTTTTCATGGCCTTGAGTAAAATCATCTGTCGATACGCTTTGTCTCCCATCGAGAAAACGCTTGTATTGCCTGCGCCGCGACTCCACACGCCATCATCAAAGGCAAGGAAGCCGTCTGCAAAACCAAGATAATCGCCACTTACCATCTGGAAATGACGTTCCATGCCTACTATTCTGCCCCATACATCTAAGCCATAGCCCTCTGCCGTCTCAACGTCCCAGACAAGGCGGTTAAACTCTTCGATTTTATCGGCAGGGCAAATACACTGATTCAATCCGTCAATCAATCCAAGTAATACAGGGCTATGGGCATACTGGCTGATTATTGTCTTTTGAACATCAATCATCTTCTACAATCTCAATATTTGCCGCCATGACAACGGGTATTTTTGAAATGCCGACAGAAACAGATTCACGCCAGCCGCTACGTTTGTCTGAAACTTGAATATCCAGCAACCGAACGTCTGCATGGTTCTGAATAATCGCCGTAAAAAAATCGGCTGAGTAAACTGTTGAGCCGATTTTGGAAAGTTTCATTTTCTCGAACGTTTCGATGATTGTTTTTTGTAGTTTAATCTCATACCCAAGAGGCGCGCCTTTCGCTACGCGAATCTTGAAGAAAATAGACGCTTGTTCAGGCCGTTGAAAAAGAATCTCATATGACGGCTTCGGGTCTTGATACAAGTCATCGTAAATCGTGACTTTCGTATTGCCGTTGTAATCGCAACCGCTCCCTGAATATTTCCAAATCGTCTTAGCGATTTCTTCGTTATCACCACCGTTCACGGCCACGAATATGCTATGCGGTGCAAGCGTGTAGCCGTTTTTCTCTACCGGCGTTCCTTTCGGATTGTCGATAACGTACACATCTGTCACGCCATGCAGTTTTGCAACGTTGGCATAAACAGAAGCAGGCATACCCAGCGAGTTTATCGCTACGCTCTTTTGTCGTCGGTCTTTAAAATCCTCCCGACTTTCGGCAGGCTTGCCAGAAATGGAATCTTGAGGGTTGCTCACGCGGTCAAGGCCGTTGATGTATTGTGTCATCACGGAAATAGAACCGGCGCGGGCGTGAACATCACTGTTTGCCGTTACCACTGCCGAAACAGTGCCGCTTGAGCCGATAACGTACCGCTTAGATACTTTCCAGACTTGCCCATTTTCGTCCTTGACTGGAAAATCTTTAGGAATCACAACACCAGCAAGCCCGATAAATTCACAAACAGCCTGCGCCTTTGTTTCCGGCTTGCGCTCCAAGAAATAAATTTTCGCGATCGCATCTTGCATTGCGCCCTCTGCGTAATCAGGGTTAACCTGATTCATCAGTCGGGCAAGTTGGTTATCACGGTCTGCGATAATTGCCGTCAAAGAAGAGGCTAACTGTCCTTGAGGCGTGTCAAGGTTTAAATTCAAGTTGCCGCCAAAAGCCTGATTGAAATCAGCCAACACACCCTGCAAAATATCGTCCTCACTTGGAACGACCACGCCCGTGTCGGTAATCTCAATAGCAGGAACATTCGTTTTAAAGCTCATAATTCCACCGTATGCGTTTGGTTATTTTCGTCCTTAAACGTTACGTTCCCACTCAATCTGCGCTCTGATATTTGATGAACAGATACGGCAACATCTTTTACGCCGTCAACGCGCAATGCTGCCTCTTCCATACGGTGCTTAAACAGTGCAAATGAGTGAGGCCGTCCAAGAACCTCATCAAAATACGGAACGCCTTGCTCCGTGTCGTAATACAATTCCCCCTCAAACAACCTAATCGCATTTGCAACGCTCTGCGCGGTCGAATAGGGCTTTTTTGCAATCGCAATATCGCCGTCTGTTGTAAGCGATAAATCCCAAGATACAGGGTCAAGATAAAGAGTATCCATGCTTTCCTTTCAGGCTTAATCAACAGGGCTGCCGCCGTTCGTATGGTTAACCAGTGACTTACCACCACCAACAACATCGACTTTTGATTCAATCTGACCGTTTGTCGTAAGACTGCCTGAAAACGAAGCCGCGCCACCGCCTGTTTGCGAGAAACTGCCGTTTTGCGTGGTGTTGCCCTCAATCTGCACAGTCGGCGATTTGATGGTTGTTTTCGGGGCTTCCAGTTCGATACCAGTAGGGGAAAAGATTTTGATTCCACCACCTGAAAACATGATGTATTGGCTTGGTGTTCCATTCAGGAAACCGCCAAAATAAAGGCCGTCTGAATAATCAAAACGGCGTTTGCTTTGCGGTGCTGAAGCTGATTTGTTTGCCTTGACACTGGAAATATCACGGCTACAAAAGCCACACATTCCAATATCTCCTACTTGAGGGTCGATAATCACGGCATTGCTGCCGCCTTGAAGCCTCATGTATGGAACATTGAAAATAACGCCATGAGGAATCACACCACCGCTTCCATCTATCTGCGACACAAGCGGCTGAACGTCAACCATACCGACAGGGGATAGCCCACCGCCTTTTACGGCCACAACCTTTACAAGCGTTACCGTCTGAAGCCTCGACAGGATACTTTCAACGATATAGCCTATCTCGCCTTGTCCGCCTCGCTGTCCCGGCTGCTCAAATCCTAATTTATTTTGCGACATGAACAGCCTCGCTTTCTGCGTGAGCCGCTTTAATGAACACTTCCCATTTACCGCTAGGGCTGAACGATTCAAGCGTGATATTCATACCGAAAACGCGCCATTTGCCGTTACAGGTAGGGATAATGCTGTCCTCAATCTCAACCAAACCACCAAACCGCAAGGCAGGGTCATAAAGGCAGGCAAATTGAACGCCTATCAGGTCAGGTACTGGATAGCCAATCAAGCCAGTAGTAGGCTTAATTACCGGCACATCAACCAAGCGCGGCGCACCTTTTGGCGCGATTGCGATTGTGTCGTTGTCGATATACAAGTCCAAGTCGGCATTCTTCGCCAACATCTGCACCTTACCCAAAGCGGAATCAGGCAAATACTGATTACTCAATTTCGCCGTTACGCCGTTATTCTCAAAGGTCATTCCCATATCTCCAGCAAGTTGAGAAATGGCCTCTGCTACATCTATCTCGCCCTCAAAACTTCGCGGCGGCGTTGGTACGATTTGATGATAATAGCCTGTGCTACTCTCGATATTCAGGCAGACATCCGGCGCGGAACTAAAATCAGGCTTGGCAAATGTGATATTGCCTTTGTAAACGACAGACATTTTGTCTTTGTCGCCTGCCTCGATTTGGATCATGTTTTGCAAGGCTTCTTTGGTATTCCATTGAACCCTTAGCAAAGTCAGCATATTGCTCAATTTCAGGCCGAAGATACGCACGTTTGCGGTCGGCATGACTGAACCATTGCCGTAGTTGATACGACATTCAGTCCGTAGGCCGTCAAAAACAAGCGTATTGTTTCCGTCTCCGTCAAAGTCTTTATCTTCGCCTGACAGCAGGATTGTGACCTTGATTCGCTTTTCTTTTAAACTAGGCATCTGTAACCCACCTTAAAACGAAACGCTTTCCCAATTCGCCGAAAACAGGGTCATCGTTGCCTTGCAAATCCTCAAAGTACAATTCACCCACGAATGGGCGGAAAGATTCATTGACGATTGGCTCTTTGTTCAAACACACGCGTCCACTAACTACCGGCACACGGTTTGCTTTAACGTCAATGTACAGCTTGCCCAGTCGCATAGTCAGCGCAATATCTACTTCCTGCTTCCCCAGCGTTACAGACAGCTTTTGCGACCTCTCGTCAGCAATCGGAATGGTATAAACTTTCATATTAGCCACCTGTAACCTGTGTTGCGATTTGAGACAATACGGATTCTTTTACAGGCTCTGGCGCGGTTGCCGTTGGTGCTTCTTTCGCCTGAACCTTTCCGCCGTCAGTCTGCAATCCTGCTTCTGACTTGGTTTTCCGATACTCAACCTTAGCCAAGCGTACCTCTTGGAAGTGGATATTAACCTTAATCATTCGCGCACCGTTGCCAGCCTCGCGGATATAGTCGTAACCAGTGATTGAGCAGTTTGGGTAGACGGCTTCAGGCGTGATAACCATGAATAAATCGGTTGAGTTGGCGAACGTGCTTAATAACGCCAAAAACGCGCCGCGCTGCACCACGCCGCCGGTAGCCTTTGTCATCATTACGCTGGCTTTAAAAGGTTCGTTTACCTTGTTGTAGCTCGTAAAACTCCCATTTTCGATAGGGGAATTTACGACAGACGACTTGTTTTCATACCGTACAGAAGCAACGTTATCTGCCAGCAACAAAGGAATACCGCGCTGATTGAAAATGCCCCATTTCTCGCCGAAAACCAAGTTAATCAGTTGCGCACCGCCGAAGCTAATCAAGGCATTGCCGATATTGGGCGGCAACTTTGGCACGTTAGGTATGCCGATACTGTTCCACTTCATATAAAACTCCAGTAAACAGAAAAGGCCGTCTGAAATCAGACAGCCTCTTTGTTTTGGTTACATCTGCGCTACTGAGTACTGATTGGCACGGCTATTCAGGCCGTCCATCGCGTCTTGCATATTACCCCGAACGGTGCTTGCACTGGTTTGGACGTTGATACCGCCGTTCACCGTGATTTGCGTGTTTTGGGTATTGCTGACTTGATTAGGATTGGCCGCATTGCGCGAAGCCATAATGCGCCCATGTTGGTTGTTCAGGTTTTGAGCTACCGCCTGACCGCCCAAAGGACGTGACATCATGCCGCCATTGCTTCGGTATGCCATCATTTTGTTAATACTGTTGACATATCCCTGCGTTTCTTTGGGCATATGGGCAAACCAGCCTGTACCGTACTGCTTGATGGCCTTGTCAAGATTGCCATTGCCCCAGTTATACGCTGCAAGGGCTTTGCTATGGTCGCCGTTATAATGCTTCAGCAACCATTGGAAGTAACGCGCGGCGGCATCACTGGAAGCGTCAAAATCCCACTCCCTGCCTGAAATGCCGTAAGCTTTGGCGGTGCCGGGCATGAATTGGAAATGACCTTTCGCACCAGCGGCAGAAGCCTTTTTCATGTTGCCCTTACGGCTTTCCTGCGCCCAAACCGCATAAAGCATATGTTGCGGAATACCATATTTCTGACTTACAGCAGACAGCCGGGAATCAGCGTTTGAAACGGTGTCTTTGGCGTTGATTTTACTCAGCCAATCTTCTTTGCCTGTGACGGCAACCGATGAACTGGCTCCGCCGCTTCTACGCGCAATAATAGGAACGATTTTACCGCTTTGGATTTCCTTCCAGTATTGCGCATTTGCCGCGCCAGTATTGCCGTATTTCTCGCCTTGCCTAAAGTCGGAAACCCAGCCTTTTTTAGTGTAAATAGCAACATGCCCCCAGTTATGGCCTGATTTTGAGTTTGACTTCATGCTCATCACATCGCCAATTTGAGGAACATAATCCTTACTATATGCGACTTGATGGAAGCCTTGACCGCTTTTAATCAGGTTCCCAGCAACCGCTACGCCATGCCCATTAACACGGATGCCTTGCGCTCGTAACGCATTATTGACATATAATGCGCAATTTTTAAGGCTTCGGTCTGCCGCATTTTTTAAGGCAAAATCAGCAGCTTTGGAAACTTTCTCGTCAACACCTGCCACCATATTGCCAACAACATTGCCACCTGATGATGCGCTGACATTATTGCCTGACAACGTGCCGACATTATGCCCAGTCGCTACGTCAACAGTGCCGGTAATCCTATCCCACGCACCGCCTGCGAATGACTTCACAGCCTCCCAACGGCGGTTAAATGCCACCTTGACCGCTTCGCCTGCGCCTGAAAAATCCCCATCCTTCAATCGGTTGAAGATTTCGACAATATCCATCAAATACGGCATGAGGCCGTCTGACAGTTCAGAAGCAAGGTTTTTAAAGCCGGTCATCAGCGAACCGACAGACACGGTGTTGCCATCAATGAAGCCCTTGAGCCTCATCCAATCAAGCATACCGTTTGCAGCTTCCGACCAGCTTGTGTAACCAGTCGTCAGGTAAATAAACGACTTACCAAGCGAATCAGTGGAAACTTTGGAACTGTTGATATAACTGGTAAATTTCCCCCAATCAAACAGGGATTTACCGCCCTCTGCCCAAGTTTTATAGTCGTCATACAACAAGCCAAACGCCGCACCAAGCCCTGCAACTGCCGCAATTAACGGCGCAAACGGCGCGATAAAGGCAAACACCGCCGCCGTTGCAGTAACCAGCATTGGGACAAGAAACACGCCGATGGCCGTAGCAATGCCGAGAAACACGCCTTTTGTAACGTGTTCATGCTTAACCAAGAATCCTACAAAGCCGCTCACAATCTCCGTGAGTGTTGTCAACACTGGAATCAAGGCATTGCCTATCATCAGCTTCAGGCTTTCCCACCGTGCATTTAAGACGGCTCGTGCTTCTGCAAGTTTGCGCGAGTTTTCAATATCCGCTTCGCTTGAGTGGTACATATCGCGCTGAATCTCAAGCATACGCTCCATTTCTGCGCGACCGCGTGAAAGCGTGTTAAATGTACCGTCATCAATGCCCATTTGTTGGGCTAGCGTGTAAGCTTGTTGGCGATCCATTGTGCTGAATCGGTCTGCCAAATCAAGCATTACATCATCAAGTTTTCGGGCTTTGCCGGTGCTATCCAGCAAAGAAACGCCCAAAGCGTTGAAATACGGCAAGACGGACGTGTCGCCCATCATAATCAGGCTTTGCATATCGCCTGACAGGGTTTTCATGTAACCGCTCATGCCGTTGGCACTTTCGCCCGCCATCTCTGCCGCGCCTTGCCATGCGCTCAATTCCTTGCGCGCCATGCCAAGATTTTTAGCAGTAGTGTCTAGTTCGCGGTTTGCTTTCGCCGCATCTAGTGCCAGCTTTGAAAGGCCGCTTGCGCCAAGCAGTAAGCCTGTAAAGGCCGCAAAGCCCTTAATAGAAGCGTTTACGGTCTTTAGCAAGCCTTGCATTGAAACATCAGCTTTTTGCGTATCTACTACGCTCTTACGCCGTGCCTCGCTGTTTTCTTTGGTTGTTTTCGCGGCGTTCTTTTCCGCTTTCTCAACCTTTGAAACAGAACGCTCCAAGCGGTCGTACTGCTTTTCTGCTTTCGCCGCTTCGCCTGAAAACTTGGAAGAATCAATACCAAGCTCAAGAAATAACGTGTCTATAACAGTCGCCATAATCAAACCTTTCAGACGGCCTGTCGCCGTTTCTCTTGTTGCTGTCGGTTGTAGCCGTCAACACTCAGAACCTCCCATAGATTCAAAGCATCTTCCAAGCTATAAACCGTCTGCAATTCGTGCAAAGTGCAAAGACGGCTTGAAATTAAGCCGCCGATAAGCGCGGACAGGTTTAAATACTCCATATCCGCGCCATAACCGCCACCGCCTAACTCAGGCCAGCCCCTTGTTGCAAAAAATCAATGTGCAGATTGAATACCTCCTTTCGGAACATCCAAAGATTGGTAAAGTCCTCTACATCGCCCAATTCCAAATCAAGCGGACGGGGCGAACCACCAGCAGGAATGAATTGAACACATTCAAGCAATTCATCCAACAGTGGAACAGCAATAGCAGGCGGAATCTTACCCAAAGCGGCAAATGCCACTTTAGCCAAGCCCATCATGCCCTCATTAGCTTCTGCAACATCAATGCCTGCACCAGCCAAAGCCAGCAAAACACGCATTGCCCAGTTATCAATCTTCGCCGCCGGCATTTCGGTAATTTCAAACTTCTTACCTTTGTCGCGGCCTTTTTCGATCGTTACGGTTTTGGTTTTTAAAGACATTAGGAAATTTCCTCTTCAGTCACTACGCCCAAATTGAATGTATAACTACCGGCATCCATGTGTTTTTTAGCACTGAAGCCAGCCAAATTAATCATGAAGCCTTTGGCAATACGGCGAACGCCCAATGATGGAATATCCACCTGAAACTCAAACGGGAATGTTTCCATCTGCTCAGTCATGCGCTCGTACATCTTGGCAAAGTGGGCGCGTGTAGGGCTGTTTGCTTCAAAAGTGATAGTCAGTTGGTGTTCATGTTGGATATATGCGCCGGACTGAATACCATCCACGCCCATGACAGTTTCGCCGATGGTTGCATCGGAAAAATCAAACGCTGAATCTGTTTTATAGCCTTGCGCTTGGACAAATTGGTCGGTATAGCCCTTAGCTTTCCACAGCAGAACACTGTTTGCAGAAGTAAGGGTTTTAGGTGCGATTTGTGCCATGTTGTTACCTCAAAAAATTAGGCCGCCTGTTGTTTCAGACGGCCTGTAAGTTACAGAATGTTGATAGAACCCATATTGACAGCGTGAACGCTACCGCCATCGGTATACCACAGTTTAATCGGCATTGATTCACGGTTGCCGCGTGTCTGTGCGGAAACCTTGCCGACATACAGGTAATAGCCACGCGCTTCGATTTGAGTAGCGGCATCTACACCAGCCTCATTATTGATAATTGCGCGTTGTTGCTCCGACAGGTCAACTCCTGCACGGATAGAACCGAAGTTCAACGCTTCATCAATGGCATCTTGGCAGGCGGCACGATGCAACGCACGACCGACAGCGTTATATGGCACAGACTTGGCAGAAGTGAGCATAGTCATCAAGGCAAGCTGTAACTGGCTGTTCAGGCGGATTTGGTTTACATAGTTGTCAAGCCATTTCCATTTGCCAGTCATTTGGCCGGGATACATGAACAAGAAGCGGTCGTTAGCCGTTGCCCATGCACCATAGAAGTTATAGCCGTTGTCTTTCAGGTTTTGCGCTTCGGTTGCATCGTTTACGTCAACCTCTAAGCCTGATTGACCTTTGAAAGCAACGGTAATACGGCCTTCGCGTTCACTGAAATCAATGGAAGCGATTGCACCACACAAGAACGCTGCTTTATCCAAACCGCCATAAACAGCGGTTGCGCCTGAATATTGGGATTCTTTCAGTTTCGCGCCGAATGATGTAGTGTTACCTGCTTGCAGTGCTGCAGCTTCTTTGCCCCAGCCGACATAAAGGAAGCGTTCGTTTTGCAGATTCGACCATTTAGCCAAAGCCAATTTATCTTCAATGGTCGGCTCTTCAATGGTCGTAAACGTTGCAAAGTTCAATGTAGCGGCGGTCAAGCCTGCCATCATTTCATCAACGCTTTCCGCGTTTGTGCCTTTTGAAACACGCGCTCCAGCGGCTTCACTCAAGCCCAGTTTGTCGGCAATATCGCCTGTTGCAAAAGATACGGTAGATGATTTGCCGGTAGTAGCCGAAACAATCTTAAACGCCTGCAACTGTTCTTCAAACTCAACAGTAGCAGACAAAGCTGATCCGATTTGTTGAGCCGCTTCTGAGAAGCTTGTAGCAGATTTCAGGTCGATAGACGGCGCTTTCTTTTCTGTGCCGTCAATCGTTACGTTCAATGAGCCTTTAATCTTCTTCAGTTCGGCAAGGCTGGTAGTCTTGACACTTGCACCAAGCAAATAACCAGCTTCAGCCACACTGTTCAGCGCATAGAAATACAGACGGCCCGGCTTTTTGTTTGAGCCGTCAAAGCCTTTGAAGTAAATTTGCGCGGCTTTATATTCATCAGAAGAAAAGCCGAAATGCTCGCCGACAGATTCAGCCGTTGCAAACAGCAGTGCTTCGCCTGTCGGGATATTGGCATTTTTACTCAAGAAAACGGCGTTAAGCGCAAGAGGGGAACCGCCTGAACTCAACACCGATGGATTCACGCTCACAATCTGTGAGGCAGGAATTGATTTAAACATTTAATTTCCTTTTATGATGGAATACGATTAATTGAAACAGACGCGCCCTCGATAAAGTATTGCGCATGTGTAACAGTAGGGTTGTAGGTCAGACTTGCCGTGATACTCCAACGCGCTTCAAATTCCTGCTCTTCGTTTGTGAGCGGAATATATCGCGCCTCGTCCGTATATAAAGGCTGACACACTTCCAGCCGCTCGCAAGCATGGTAATCACGCCACAAGGTCGAGAAAACGCGCACATTACGCCCTGAATCAACACCGTAGAAATCAAGCTGCATAGCTACTTCTATGCTTCTTGTTACGTCTGCAAGGCCGTCTAATGGTCTCCATTCGTTTATCTGCGTGTTCATTTCCGATTCACGGATAATATTCATCAGGATAAATGGCGCGTTTGGAAGCGGCACATTATTGGAATAGCCCTGTATCACTTCGCAATCAGGGAATAATCCAAGCAGATACCGCCTCACGTCCTTGTAGATTTCAGACTGAGTAACGTTTAATGTTGCCGCCATACCACCACCTTGCACCAATCAGGCCATGATTCGGAAACGGACTTAATCAGCCATTCCGTAGGCTCTGTTTCGCCATAAGGCGCAAACACCAACTTATCCGAACCTTTACCGGCAATGCGCCGTAATACGGAAAATTGCCCAGTTACATACACGTTCAGCATATGGCCTTGCTGCAACAATCCGTCAAACTCTTGCCGCTCCTGACTGCTTAGGCTTTGGGTCTGAATAGTGACCGTTTCAGATTCATAATCAGCCGTCCTTGCGCCTGCTTCGTCTGTTTTATAGCCATTATTCAGCAACAGCGTTGCCGTCATGTTTGGATTGACCGCGCGTGTTACGCCGTTTGCAATAGCTCTCAAATTCATAGACTTCCTTTCGCCTATTCAACAACTTCGCTTTGAATCGCCCGCCATAAGTCCCCCGTGTCAATCAATGGCTTGTTAAAGCCTTTTTTCTTCACGGTTGACGGCGCGTTTTCAGGCTCTTTGAAGTTCTGAATCGTCTCGACAATATCGCCTTTCACGCCCTCGCCAATCAACGCCAAAGCCCTGCCGACATCTCCGTCCGTGCGTTGCAATATGCTTGCCGCGTTATCCGCCCATTCGTCCTGCTTCTCCGCTATCGTGTTACGGAAAAAAGGACGTGCCGGAATGGTAGCCGTGCCGTATTCATTCCAGTAGGCCACCTGTGCCACGCTTACATCGCCTTTTCCGTCTTTGGCAGGGTATGTTTGCGTTTCCAAGATGCCGACACGAACCGTTCCGCCTGCCGCCTTACTGACAGCATTGCGCAAGGCTGACCGGAACTTACTACCGCCGCGCATAACAACCGCCTGGAACATATCGGAAAGCGCGGTATTTTGCCGTCATCTGCCAGTAGGTCAAACCCCATGGCGTTTGAGCAAACCATGCCGCCTTACCACTGACACCCGACAAATCCGCGCTGACTGATACGCTACCCTCTGTGGCTGACCCGATACGACCAACCAAGCCGCCTTGTTCTGCTCTCTCGTCCAAAGCGGCTAAATGGCGCATTAACAACATCAGCAACCGTTCACGCTCACCCAAGTCTTTAACGATACTGCAATCAGTGTTATTGAGTAGCGTTTCAGCCTGAGCGAACCACCAGTCAAGCCGTATATTGGGCGTGTCGACAAATTGCGGGTAAACCTCGCGGAAAGTGTCGGGATTAAATACCACCACGCCCATGATGTTACTCGTCTGCTTTGGTTACGCCTGCATTGGGCGCTTCAGGGTCAACAGCTTCCAAGCCGGTTGCGTTATCTGCCTTTTCCGCTGCTTCTGCTTTGGTATCAGCCGCCTTGTCATGGGCGAAGATGAAGCCGTTGCGAACCATTGCGCGGTCTGCGTGAGCTTCCATCCAAGCGTCGAAAAATTCAGCGTCAACGTCATAGGTAATGCCATGACCGCCGATAACGCGTGAGCTTGTAGAACCGTTGATTTCAACAGCTTGGCCGTTCAGTTCGAGAATCAAACCGTTTGGCAGTTTGCAACCAACGGTAACAGTTTTGCTTTTTGTGTTTTTTGCCATTTAGCCAGCTCCTTTTAGCTAACAGTCATTGTTGCAATACAGAATGGGCGGTAAATGATTGCGCCCCAAGTGCCTTGTGATTTCTTCTGTTTGATAGAAGAGGCTTCCAGCACCATATTGTGCGCACGCATTTTTTCAGTGAAACCACATTCCAAAGTGCGTTGGCCGTCCAATTCTTCGACAATCAGTTGCACGGTTTCGCCGCTTGTCGCTGAGTATTCCGGGATGGTCTCAACGCGCAAGTTAGGGAAGTTCTTTTTCAACTGGTCAATGACATTGACGTTGTATTGGTTGGTTTTGGTTAAATCAACGCTTGCAGTAGGGCTACACACCAGCAACAGAGGCGTATTCATATCAATCTTACCGCCTGTCTGTTTCAGCAGAGTTTGGAACAGTTTGCGGATAGATTCATACACTTCTTCGCCTGTTGAGTTTGCCCAAGTCTTAGCAGCGGCAGTAGTGGCAGGCAATGATGGGTCGTTCAACACACCGTAGTTTTGCAAGCCTTTCACGCCAAACAAATACGTTTTGTTTTGGAAGCGGTTCAGGGCATTGATGGAAGCTTCGTTTACGCGGGCAACATAGTCAATCTTCGCTTCACCGGCACGGGCTACTTCACGCTCGCCCCAGCGGGTGAATACTTGGTAGTGGTAGCTTTGGCGTTGCGGGAAGTTCACGTTTACGCCGCTTACGCCATTGTTGTTGTAGTCGCCATAAGAGGAAACTTCGCCGGTAGGCTCAATGGTCATGAAAGTAGCGGTTTCAGTCGTCCAGTCGCCTTTTTTCATCTCGCCGAAAACTTCAGCGGCTTTGGTAGGCTGCAAGATGATTTCAATCATCTTCGGATCGACATAGTTCAGCATCCATGCAGGGATACCGCTATTGCCGACAGTTGACAAGCCGGGCTGTGCGTCCATTGCCAAAGCAGCGGCGATTTTATCGTCCATCAGCTTCTTGCCGCCGCCCATAAAGACGATACCGGCATCGCGTTCAAGTTGGTTAAATGTTTGGTTCATGTGTTACTCCCAAGAAGTGATTTTTGCCAGCTCGCCTGCGGCGGCAGTAGAGGCCACTTTGAATTTAGTCAGAGTATGACCTGCTTCAGTAGCTGCGGCGGATGATTTCAATGTGCCGTCAGTATCTTTGGCAAATACGTTTTGACCGATAACGGCGCCGGCAGGGAAGCGCGCCCAAAAGTCGCCGCCTGTCATCAGTGTCATGGCTTGACCTTTCAGAATGGTATTGCCTTGTTCATCCAAGAAGCCGGTAATGCTTGCTTGTTGTTCACGATGTACAAAGCCGATACGACCGCCGGTTGTTTTATTGTTGCTTACTTTGCCGTCTGCGTCTGCCCAAGCAAATACGCCAACGGTAACGCCTGCATCGCCTGCTACCAAAGCACCCTCGCCAGCCAGCATAGAGGCATTAGGGTTTGCAGAAGCAAAATCCCCTGCAACAGCAGGGGCTTGATATGGATTTACTACTTTTTGGAATGGCATGGTTTAACCCTTTCTGATTCGATTCAAGCCTTTGAATTGCTTGCTTGCTGAATTTGCGCTGTCCATAGCGATACCGCCTTTAGACTTGCCAATCAAGCCGACCATTGCGCGATATGCAGATGGATGAACACCGGCAACATCTACGCCATGTTGTTCAAGCGCGAATTTGTAAACATCTTCTGCGCTGTCCATAGCCACATCACCGACCAAGTGGGCAACATCACGTTGCGCTTGTGCCAATGCTTGAGCGCGTTTGCGTTCAGCGGCAACGGCTTTGGCAATCGCCTTATCCATCGCAATTTTCATCATTGCGCGGTCTTGAGCTTGCGCCGGTTGTTCTTGAGATTGTTCAGATTCGTTGGTTTCATCTTCATCAGTAGCCACTTCTTCAGATTCAGATTCAATATCTTCATCTTCAGCAGTTTCATCTTCATCAGTGCCAACTTCTTCAGCATCTTCAGGCGGCAATTCCTCACCGTCATCTTCCGCTGTCTGAACTTCGTTAGTCAGTGAGCCGATAACCTGCAACAGTTCATCAGGACTCAATTCAGCATCCTGCGCCAACAAAGGCTGCACGGCTGCCTGAATACGCGCTTTCGCGCCTGCTTTCAGTTTCATAACGTTCCTTTCGTGAAATGGGTCTGCATCGCTTACTACTACATCACGCCCCGCCCGACCCACATCGACAAGGGCTACATGATTACCAACAATATCGCGCATAACACCATCGTAGTGCATGCCGTTAAACTCGCCTGCCGTCATATCGGCGGTGTACCGATACGCGCTGGAAAGCTCCATCTGCTCACCGCTCTCAATGCCTGCAATGGCTTCTGAATCCCAAACAGCAAGAGAACATTTCAAATAGCCGTCCTCGAACTTGGCATCGCTTCCTGTTGTGCCGACAATAACGTCCTTTTGTGGCTCGTCTGCCGATACGGGGATATGCTTACTCAACAACGGCAGGTTATTGAACGTCTGAACAGCCTTTTCAAGCTCTTCAGGGTCTCGAAGCAGGTAATAAACCTTTTTCGGCTCAAGCCCAAGCTGTTGATGGTTTGGAATTTCACTGCCATAGTACGGGTTAACCGTTGCTTTGCTGATGTTTGATGTTTCAACGTGCATACGCCCATCTTCATCATATGAGCGCATGGAACGGTCTTGAGCCATCATGCACCTTGAATCTTTGGCAATCAGATATTTAATTTGTGGCGGCACTTCTTCGCCCTCCGGTATGTACCAAGTTTTCTTTTCAGCGTCCCACTTGGCACCAAATTGTTTTGCTATGTTTCGTTGCTTATACGGCACGTTCAAAATATTGCCGCCGTTGCTATTGCTTGACGATTTTGGCTTATGCTGTAAATACGCCTTATCTTCAGGATCTTCGCTTGCGCCGTCCAATTCGTAGCCATTCAAGCCGCCTCTGAACTTTTCAGATAATTCGCGCTCCTTTTGGCGAATCAAATCAATTGGCGCATTGCCGTTCACAAGCCTAGACTTTGGGAACCACACGCCGACCTTGATAGGCTTATCATGGCCTGCAACCTCACATAAGGCATTAACCATGACTGCCTTGTCTGTCTCTTTGGCAATGTGGCCTATATTCGTTTTCGTGCCGCTTGTCTTAGCAGCCTCAGTCGGTTTAGATTCTTTAAACACATCTCCACGCCCCTCAAGCGCAAATAACGCGCGAACGGCATTGCGGGCATTCATCTCAACTTGCTCTTTTTTCGCCTTGTTAGCAGCTTCTTCTGCCTTTTGTTTCGCTATGGTTTTTTCGCTCAATGGCTGCGCTTCTCCGACCGCCTCAACATTTTGCCCAGTAAGCTTTGCTAACTCTTGCTCAAGCCCTTTTTTAACGCCAACAATATGCCCATTCTTAACAGTAACAAGGCTTTTATCAATTGATGCGTTATCAGGCATTCCATCAACACGATAGCCACCAAAGATAGATTTTTCAGCTTTTATCGGCTCTTTAATTTGAATATGAGTTTCTTTCAAATTAACCTTTGCTGACGGCTTTTTCTTTGTTTTCTGATTTGATTTATTTAAATACTCTTGGCTAGGCGTTTTCGCACCAACAAAGCTTTTACGCACTTCGCTGATTTTCGTGCCGTTGAACTTACCACCCATGCCTTTAGTTACGCGCCCTGATTCATCAAGCTCAACATGTGCGCCTTTGCCATCTTCGCCGTTTGGCTTTACCGTAATCCACTTGTTATCAAGTGCCATCAAGCCACGCGCACGGTTTAATATCGCCTTTTGCTTCTTGTTCATAAATTCCCCCACTTGACGACAGCACGGCTTGAGCAGCGGCAGTTTATTTCCTCTCCCGGCTGTACCCACTTGCCATCGAGATACATTCCTTTGCTCACATCAAAGCGTTTACCGTTTGCCGCTACATGACTAGGGCGTGGCTCTTTGCCTGCGTGTGAGTGAAGCCATATAGCCTCTGTAATGCCAAGCTCCTGCCGTCTTGCTTTCTCAATCACGGCTTTGGCTTTATTGGTTTGGTCTCGCGCAATAAACGCGGCTCTGCGCTCGCTTACGCCAAAGTCCTTGCGCAATTCTTTGGATAGCTGCGCCATGTTGTAACCAGCATTGACTGAACGCCATACGGTATCTTCAACACGGCTTAAATACTGTTGCCCAATAGAACGAATCAAGCCGACATTGCCACTTAACGCTACATCAAATGCGCGGCGTGTTGCTTCCGTCTGCGTGAATCGAACCGTTAAGCCTGCACTGCGCAAAGCCGACTGAAACGCCTTGTCCGTATGGCCCATGGAACGATGTAAAAAAGCCCCTGCAATATCAGGGGCTAGTGTTTCCAATCGGTTGAACCAGTAACGGAATAGGCGGCGGATAGCTGCTTGTAGGCCGTCTGAGAAGCCGTCTTGCGCCAATCCTTTAGGGTAATGGCTGTCAATCAGGCTTTGCACGTCCTTGCGCATTTCCGCCAGCAGTTTCTTCAGGCTCTTCCTGTACGCCGCCTCTACTCCGAGATTCGGCATTATCGGGGACAGTATCACTTCGTTGCTCTGTTTCATCGTTTATCCCTAATCCGCCAAAATCGTCTTGCATTGGCACTTCGTCCACATCAATGCCGTTATATCCGCTGTCAGTATCAGAAGCTAAGCGGCCGCGTACCTCTTCAGCGGAAATAACACCAGCTTGAATATATGCGACATCGCGATCCGAATCAGATTTGCGGATAGTGGCAAGCTGCGATTCGTCCATTTGCGCCAACGGTACAAACGAGAATGTGATGGAATCATCAATCTCGCCGAATAGATGAAGCTGAACCAGCTTTAACACCTTATCCAGTGGGTCGCGCAAAATGTTCTCTTGCAGTGCCTTGATGTAGTCGTAATAAACGGCTATCTCGCCCTCACTGCTTGCGTTCAATCCGCTAGGCGTTACGCCCAACAGTTTTACAAGCGGCGTATGGCTAGGCATTGCCAACTGCTCCTGCGATTGCGCTAACAGGGCATCTAACCCGCTCAATGGCGTGTTGAACTGGAAAAACTCTTCGCCATCCTTATCCAACATCATCAAGCCGCGATTGTCTCTGAAGCGGTTGTATACTTCCGCGCGTAAGGTCATATTGACTTCTTCATCACAACCACCCGATAGAATGGTCGACATATCGGTCTTAATGCCTGACAGCGAGAAGCTATGAAGCAAGTCGCTGACTGAATCAACCGTTCTCAACCAGCGGTCAACATACGGCATCATCAATTGCGACATACTCACGCCGCCGAAGTTATAGGCAGACTTAAGCAAGTCAGGGACAGGTCGGCTAATTAGCGTAAACAGGCGGCTATGATGAATCTCTCGCCCCATCACAAACCACGTATTAGGCTTATAGAAATCTACCGCTGTCGGGTCTGTCGTATTGCATTGCGCCGGGGCTGTCCACATCGGCTCAATAGGGACAAGTGCTTTAAGGCTACCTTTACCCACCGTCTTATCTGTCAGAAGCAGGGGATTGTTTAGCTTGTCGTTATCCTGACCTTTCATCTGAATCATGATTTGACCGCGACCGAAGAAGCCGTCCGATTCAATCGCCTTACGGAAAACATCACGGATGTTCAGTTTCTCGTAACACTCTTCAATCTGCTTAATCTTCTCGCTGTTGTCGTCATCGCCAATAGATTTGATTTCAATCCATTGTCGGGTCATCTCGCTGGCAGTCGTTTCAGTTACGCTTCGATATTCTGAAATTTGAGCAAGCTCTGCCAATCGCGGATAGCCAATAAAGCCCGTATTAAAAAAGCACCCTGCGCCAAAATTGCCCAAAGTGCTGTTACAGTCCATCGCCATGCCGGAAGCGTTTTCAGGAACGACACCGACAGGAAGCTCCGGCGCATCAAGCCCATAGTATTGAGCAGACTTGTCGGGCAATTCCTGAAGCAGACGGCGCACGGCTTTTGTGTTCATCGCCTTTGGCTGTTTCTTTCGTTTACTCATATTCTGCTCAAAATGTTTGGGTTAATGTTCAATCCGCCCTGAACAGGCGCAAACGCCATAATCAGCGCATCGGCTCTGTTTGGGCTTGGAATCCCTCGCTTCGCCATATCTTTCTTACTCTCGACCTTTACGCGCCCATTATTGTCATAATCAACACGCGGTCGGCTTAATTCTGCTTTCAAGTAGTCTAAATCTTTCAGACCGCCTGAAATGGATATAAGCTCGTCAACAGGATAGGTATCCCCAAACTCAATGGCTCGCCAAGTCTTGTAAAACCTGTCTCGAACCATCCACCAAGCCTGCGCTTTGATGTTTGAGAACATATCCTTATTTTTTTTGTCGTCCGTGTACTTGGCTTCTGGCTTAAATACAGAACCTCCGGCATTAAAGCCTATCGTCTGCACCTTTCCAGTCTTACGCCTGAACTGCGCTTTCACACCAGCACCAACGCCGATACTGTCAAAAATGATTTTGTCTGCCTTTACGTCTTGACCGTACAAATAAACCTTGTCAGCGGAATAGATAACGTCTTGGCCTCGCCATTCGTCCATATCGATAACGACTGAGCCGTGTCGCAATACAGTGGCACTGGCATCATCGCCCTCGTCCGCTACGTCAAAGCCCAATATCTTCTGCCCAGCCGATTCAAAGCCCAATTTGATATGGGCGTCTATCGCGGCATCAATCCATTTCGGCTTGATTACAGACAGCTCACTATCCGCTACCGGCTCGCCTAACCATATATGGCGGTAAAGGTCATAGTCTCGTTCACGGCACGATTCCGCCTCTGCTTTCAGCACTTCAGGTAAATAGATGTTGTCCGTGTAGTTGACTACGATGTCCACCATATCGTCAGGCGGATTAATCACAAACCGCTGATAGGTAGGGTCAAGAATGTTTTTCGGGTTCCACGTCAGCCAAATTTCAGAACCCTCTTTGCGGATAGTCGGGATTAGGATATTCCAGCTTTCATCTGAAACGTTTTCCGCTTCCTCAATCCAGCAAATATCAACGCCCTCAATAGACTTGATTTTTGTCGGATTGGTCTTAATGCCGTAAAAAAGAAATTCCGAGCCTGTAGATAGATGGATAATGCGGTTACGCTGTACATCAAACTCTTGCGTATAACCTGCCCTGTCTATTGTGTCAGACAGCAAAGAGATTACAGAATCGCTGATACTGTTTTGAAGCTCACGACCGCACATAATGCGAAAGCACCCTTTGCGGGCAAGCTCAACCAAAACAGTTGCAACCGCCCACGATTTCATACCACCACGCCCACCGCGCAAACTCTTGTATCGGTGCTTATGTATCAGCGGCCTGAATTTAGGGTGTAGCTTATTCTTCATCGCTCAAGAACAAATCGGAAAGTTTCACATCAGCCTGAACTGAAATACTTCCAGAAACTTCATTATCAACCTTATCGCGCCATTTTGAACGCTGTCGGTTTTTAAGCCAGAAAATAGCAGCAGGCGTATCTGGCGGATAATGCTTAATTAATGGCGTTTCGGTAATCTCACCATCTAATACGCGAATATCAACATCAGGGGCTTCGTACCCCATAGCGCGGCGATACAACCGTTCAGCGACATTTGCATCCGCCAACATCTTCCCCTTTTTTATGGACTCCAAAAATTCAGGAAATTCGTTCTTCCAATTATTAAGCGTTGATACTTCAATATCGAAAAAATTAGCTATTTCTTCGTCTATTGCGCCAAGCAAGCATAATTTATAGGCTTGTTCAGCATATTCGGGTTTGTATTTTGTTGGTCGCCCGATTGGGCGTTTTTTCTCGCTCATATCGAACTCCAAAAAGAAACCGTCTAACTCAACCCCTCTCAGAATTAGACGGCTAAACACACTCGACTCACAGGAAAAATGGAACGCCCTACACCAGCAAGGCATAGGGCGAAGTGCAAGAACCGCTTTACAGTCTGTCATGCATGACAACCATCTAGGCCGGGCAAACGCGTCTCACTCGCACCGCGTTTTGTTAAAGACACACTCTCATATGTGGGCGCGACCCCTAGTTTGATTTGGAAGCGTCCGCGGCATCTTCCTCAGTGGCTACGCCACCCCTTTTGCCTATTGCCGGTAATGGCATGGCTAGAAAAACCTGAAACCGGCCAGAGAACCCTCCAACCCAAAATCTCAGGCAGTATGAAAACGCAAAAACCGCCCTATAAAGGCGGTTCATATAGCTATTTCCAAACTATAGCATAATTGTAGCAAAAGTGTTTCATGCCGTCAAGTGTAAAGCAAGAAAAATCCAACCAGTAATACCTTCAGAGATAATCACTTATTCCGTGTCCAAAATTAGGCAAGCCAAATTTGATGCCACCTGATGCAACGGGTTTAATTCGCTGACCCTGTTAGACTGCCCATTGCCATCATAAACAACATTTGTGCCACAATCGACGGAGTACGTTTGTGCGAATTGTCCATTTTTATTCATCTCATCAAAATTTCGAGCGGGAATAATCGCATACCCGGCTTGCTGTTGTTGTTTGATTGTTGAAATGGACATTGAGGCAAATCTGCCCGTGCCCCTAGCATCAATGAACATGAACTCGCCGCTTCCATAGACTTTATAGTTGGTTCCCGGCGGTGTCTCTATATATTGCAATCCAAATTGTTCTGCTTCTGACTTTGCCATAACCATGCCAGATATTACTGCCAATATCATTGCCAACAATGTTTTTTTCATCTTCATCTCCTAGAATAAACCATCTACCTGTTTAGGTTTACCATCACTCGAAATATATTACCGAATAATTATACATATTTTTACACAATCTATCAGCATAAACACAAGCTACCCAATAATCCCCGCTTGCCTAAACTCCGGTTCCAGTTTGCAAATGGCGCTATCAAGCAGTCCGGCCACAATTCCTCCAACCTGTTTCTTTTTCCGCCACAACGTTACGCGGGCAATATCAAATCTGTCTTGTATCTCCATCTGCTTGGGGCTACCTGAAAAAATATGCGACAGCAGAGAATCACATATCAACAGGTTCACGCCCTCGTTCTGTTGCTCAATATAGGCGGTAATATCCACGATTCCGCTTAAATCATCGCTGTATTCACACTCCACCACTGCAAGCTCGTATCGGTTCAATACGCGCTCAATTCGGCTGATAATCATCGCGGCGTTTGCGTGTGTTTCCGCCTGCGTTAAATCTCCACCGCCACCAGTAACACCCTTAAATTCACACCAGCGCATGACTGAAGCCGTGTTGTTTAACGGCTCCATTCTCACGCCCCTGATTTTATAAACATCCGCCAATACCTGCTCAACCGTGTGATACATTCTTACCCCTTAAAATTCCCAAATTAACCCGAAGTTTCCTGCCGCCCAAGCCTGCAAGCGGTTCTGATAGTCTGTCATCTCTGCCGTGTTTAGCGTTGTTGTGCTGATTGGCGTTTTAATCTCCGTTCCGTCCGGCATGGCCTTTAACTCATACCCTAGAAACATTCCCTTGCAATACTCGTGCCACGTTTCCGCGCTGTATCGCCTACCGTTTACCCACGCCTCATCTGCCAATTTGCCGTAGATACTCCATAACCGCCTGTTTTGCTCTATGCTCCGTTTTGAGTTGTACGGCCTAATGCAAACTTCAAGCTCTGCGTTTGCCTCTAACCATACGCCTAGATTGTTGTAGATAGTCGTCATCAGTGGCCGCTTGTTGTCTTTCGTCAGCCTGTACGCTACGCTTTGCATTTAACGATTCCCTTGTCTATCAGCTTTAAAAGCGTTCTGAACTGCGACCGGCGCATATAAAACTCTTTATCTTCCTTGCTCAACTTGATATGCGACCGGCCGTCTATCACGTCATGGCAAGCACTACACCCAAAGCCTGCCGATAAATCGTTACTCTTCAGCCCCATGCCGTGCGTTTCGCTTGGGAAATGGCATAAAACCACTGTTTCAGGGTTGTAATTGCACACCCCCGCGATATTGAGTGTGCAATCTTCCCCTTTTGCCGCTTTTCTGATCGCGCTCACTTACTCTTCCTCTTTGCGCGGTTTTTAAGTGTTGATTTACTCCTGCTCCGAAGATTTAAAAGCCAGTCAATATTTCGATACGACAACGCCAATAACCTCAATTCATTTCTACTCATCAAATCTCCTATTTTCAAACGCGCCAACTTCAGCAATCCCAATATCAAGCCCCCCATTCTCTCGTGGCTCGCTCGAATATGTTGCTAAAATAAATCTGACTTGGTTGTCGTTGTGATAGACAACGCCTTGCAAGGCATCGACAGCGACCTTTAGGCAGTTATCAAGGTCTAAAATAACCTTGCTTGCTGTGCCGTCCTTGTTTATCTTCGGCACTAGGCTGACAAACAGGATTACATCTTTTTCAGACGGTCTAAAACCTGCTCTTTCTGCCGCGTGGGAAACGCAAAGCTTGTACGCTTTCGCTTCCTTGCTTAATACCTGTCGATTCCGAAAGGTTTTCCAGTATCGGTTAGTGCTTATCGGGTAAGGCAGGGAAAGAACATTTGCCCTTTCCGCCGCCTCTACTATTTGCTCAATCGGGATTAATACGGCCAATGCCCACCCCAATCATCGTCTTGGTTGCGCACTTTCTTTGCGATCCATTCAACGAAACCAATCGCCAACACCGTAACCGATACGCAAATCAGAAATACTCCAAGTTTCATAAATAGCTCCATTCCATGCCGAACTGCTTGTAAATCTTCTGTGCCTCCCCTGCTTTCCAATACTGGGTACTCAACAAGGGGAACGCTTCGTTTGCAATTTGTACGGCATGTTCAACGCTTATTTTCGGCATAACCGTCAAATCCCACACGCTCGGTTTTTTTGGTCGGCCACGCGGATTACTCCATTCGTTGCTTCCGTGCTTCGCCTTGTACGCCGCTCTCTTGCACTCTTTGCATTTCCAGTCATAAACCCAATTCCCATCGCGGTTTGGATATTTTTGATAAAACTCGCTAATTGGCTTTTCCTGCTTACAGCATTTGCAAACCCTAGACTTAGGCTCAACATATACCGGCTTGCATGGCTCTTGTTTTACGCCCGTTCGCTTCTCTTTTCTGATTCGCGCTGTCCGTTCGCGCTGTTTTCGGTTGATTTCATCTCGATTTTCTCGTATGTACTGGTTTTGATATTCAGCCTTGCAGGATTTGCAACAAGTCAAGTATTTAAACTCCCCTGTTTTTTTATCCCGGCGTCTATCCATTTCCGGCAACGGTTTCACTTTCCCGCATTTGTTGCATTTTTTAGTTTCCATCTTCGTCCCCTTTCAACCTACAACCAAACTCATCAATCGGCGGCATATCTACCCAAATAGTAATTCCGATAAGTGCCGCGATTGCACCAAGCCCAATAAGAAACATTGTCATCATTTTTTACCCTTTCTTCTTTTCAACAGTTCCAATTCAGCTTTCAAACGTTGGTTTTCTGCTTTCAGTGTCGTGTCGGCTTTGATTTTTGAGATTGCGATAATCTCTGATTTCACTCGTGCAAGCTCTGCGTTCTTCGCTTCGATTTCCGCTTGCAGTTCTTCGATTTTCTGCGTTTGCGCGGTCATTTTTGCCATCAAGCCGTTGGAAGTGCGTTTTTCATCGTTCAGACGGCTGATTGTTTCCGATAGGTTCGCACTGACCATTTCCGCCGCCTTTCCCATTTCGGCTTTTTCGGCTTTCATGCCTGCGTTTTCCTGCTCCAGCTTGTAAAGTCGCTTGGTGTATGTCGCCAATGTGTCCTCGTAGCTTTCAGCAGCTGCCATATAGGTTTGTTTAGGCACACCGCCCAATCGGTAAATTAACCAGTTTTTCATTTCTCATTCCCCTTTTTAAAAATAGCTGACGATGTCTTTAATCAAATCGGCTGGGATTGCCGACCGAAATTTCCTATTGACTTTTAAATACTTCATCCTGAATGTTGCCTTATTCGCATTTTTAAGGCTCATTTCTACATTCGATGCAAAACCCGTTCTTTTAAGTGAGAACTCATTGCTGTACGCCGAATAGCAAGCGGTGTTTTTTACAAAATCCAACCCCTCGCGCTTCAGCTTTTCAAATAGCATTGATGACTGAGGATTCTCGATAACAAACGGTATTCCCAAAGCTTTAACTAACTCAGCCGTGAATAACGCCGTTAAATCACCGTTCACGCCATTTCTTAAATATCTTGCATAGACAGTAGGTATTTCAGGCGCATTACGCTCAACCAATTTACGGACTGACACAAACGGGTGTTCTTTCCAGTTTTGAAAAGTTCGCAATGCCAGGCTGTTTTTATCTCGATAAGCGTTCCCGTTATTCCCTGCCGTCGCAAAGCTCCAAGATTCACACGGAGGGCTTGCCATCAGTAGGTCGAAAGGTTCTTTTTTGTGCATATCGACAAGTTTTTTTATGTTTTCCATGTCCGACAAATCCATAACAATGTCGGCGTTACCAATTCCTACCGATACGACCTCATGTTCCGGCAGTGCTTTTTTTACACTGCCGATCCCGTCGTCAAATAAAGCTAAAATTCTCATTTCTTATTTCCTTTTGTTGCGCCATTCTTCAAATTTCTCGCGCCGTTTTTGAATCACGATTTCATCGGCAGGCTGGAAACCTTTTCCGCTGCTCAAATCGCCCTTGTCGCACTGATAGCCTCCGAAGTAGAAGCTCGCCCGTTGCTCAGGCGTTTGCGATTTCTCGCATTTTGCGAACCCTCTCATCGGCGTGTTTGCCTCTGATTGGAAATTTGCGTGTTTGCAGTAGAAGCAGGTTTCACGCATTTGCCCTACTCCCTAGCTGTAATATTCATACTCGCAGAATCGTTGATACTGACCCTGCCACACTAGGTCTAAAACGCCACGCTCGCCGTCTCGGTTTTTCGCGATAATCAACTCAGCCGTTTCTTGCGGTGCGTCTGAATCGTAGTAGCCTTCACGGTATGGCATCAGCACCAAGTTTGCGTTTTGTTCAATGCCGCCGCTTCCTCGTAGGTCTGCAAGGCTTGGCCGTTTGTCTACCTGCTTTTCTGTCGCTCGGTTAAGCTGTGCAACAAGCAAAACGTGAATTTGCAGTTCCATTGCCAAGCGTTTCAGCCGTGCCGTAATATCATCAAGTTCGGCAACCTCGTTCACGCCCTTGCGCGGCATCAGGTGCAAATGGTCAACAACCAACACGTCAAGCCCTGATTTGCGCTTCTCTAGTCGGCATCGCGCGGCGATTGCTTCAATTCCGACCATCTCTGTATCAATCACAAACTTCCAGTCTCTGGCTTCGTTCAGGTATTCAGCGAAGCCGTTATGCTCTTCCCGTGTCATGCGGTATTTTTTCAGCCGGCCGTAATCAATCGAATGCTCTGCCGCCGCTCCTCGCTGTGTTAACTCAATGCCTGACATTTCGTAGCTTTGGAAGCGGACGGACAAACCGCTTTTTGCACAATGCCGCGCAATGTTCTCAGCCAACACGGATTTGCCCATGCTGGGTCTTGCACCGATTACCGTTAAATTTCCGCGTTGCAGGCCGCCTGTAACTTCATCAAGGCACTTCAGGCCGGTAGAAAAGCCAAGCATTCCGTCTGTCTCAGAAATTCGCTCCCAGTGATGCAGTGTTGCTCTTATCGCATCTTCGTAGCTCATTTCCTCGCTTCGGCCTGCCGCTGTGCCGCTGATTTTGTCCAACAGGGAAACCGCTTCAGCCTGTCTGTCGGCGATTGAGCGGCCATCGCGTTCTGTCGCCAGTCTTTCGATTTGTTCAGCAGCAAATCGCAATTCACGCTCTGCCGCGCTTTCTGACACCAGCCGGGCATATCGGCTGACATTCGCCGCTGACGGCGTGTTTTGTTGCAGGTCAATCAGGTAGGCAAGTCCGCCTGTTTCTTCGCTCAATCCGCGCTTACCAAGTTCGGCATCAAGCGTAATCACATCTACCGGCAGGCCGTCTGAAATCATCGACATGGCAGTCTTGAAAATCAGGCCGTTCTTTTCGCTGAAAAAATTGTTTGGCGTTAAGTCTGTCAGCAAGTTTGCAGAATCGTTGTCAATCAGGATTGCGCCCAATACCGACTGCTCTGCTTCCAAGCTTGCCAAGATTTCAAATTGCTCAGTCATTTTCAAAATTTCCCCAGTGGTCTAAGTTCGGCGGCCTGTTTTTTTGTCATTACCGGCATACCGTCTGCCGTTCTTGTCTCAAAGCGTTTATGCGATGGGTCTTGTTTTGCTGCTCCCAATTCGCCTTTGGCTTTCAAGCGCATCAGCGATTGGAAAAACTTGTGCTCCCACATCGCCTGCGTTTGCGTATCGCCTCTTGCTGACCAGTAGCCGGTAAACTCAATCAGCGCATCTTTGATTCGCTTGTCCCCAAGACTTGGAATTTGCGACCGTCTGAGTTTTGCATCAAACGCTGCTTTGTCTTTAGGCTCCCAGTCGTCAGTAATCTGAAAATCGCCAAAGACGTTGTTGGTGTTTTTTTCGCTCACAGAAGCGGTGTTTCCCGCTCCCTCTTCTTCTCCGTCTTTAGTAATATTCAGTACTTGTTGAATATCAGTATTTACTAGTGTGGGCTCAGCCTGATTAGGGTTAGCCTGATTAGGGTTAGCCTGATTAGGGTTAGCCTGATTAGGGTGCTGAATCGGCTCATCGTAAACCGTGTAATCCGTTGACCCATCACTGTTTTTTCTTACTGAAATAAATCCTTTTTCTTTTAGCTCGTTGATGATGCTGTAAACGCCGTTGCTGCCTGTTGGCTTCTTCGTGTCTTTGGTAACATTCACAAGCTCTGCAACCATTACTTTCCAGTTATCAGGCTTTGTCAGCAGGTATCCCAGTAATCCCATTGCTTGCCAGCTCAGTTGGTTCTTGTCGTAAACCTTGTTACTGACGACTGTGTAATTGTGTTCACGTTTTGTCCGAATAATTGCCATTTCCTACCCTTTCACAATTTCAGCCCAGACTTGGCAATCGAATAATGCGCTACTGGATTTTTACAGTTGCCGACCTTGAATCGCGGTTTATTGAAAACAAATCCCCGACTTTCCAAGTCAGATATTCGGGCGCATAACTGAGTAATCTTCAGTTTCTCGTATGCTTCCAGTGATGTGATGTGTCCGTTTGCGCGGATGTAATCAACAATCTGCTTGCACTGTGTCTGTTTTTGGTCTATCATGTTTAATCCTTTTGTTGCAGGCCTCGTGCCTCAACCCCTGCCCCACGTTCCGCGTGGGGCTTTCCTTTATCGGTTGCCCGTCTGTCCGGGCAGTCAACCGTCTTTCCGATTTGTCATAACTCCGTTACAATCGAGTTTCCACACAACAACCGACGGAGTAAAAAATGTCTTCCAACTTATCCTTCATACTTACCAAAGAGCTTATCCGCAGCGGTTCTATCCGCTTAAGTGGCAATACAGCCAAAGGACAAGCCGAAGAATTGGCGGTATTCATCCAAACACTTCATCAAAAACTCGAAGAATCGGGGCTAAATACCGATGACGGCCATTTAATCGCGCTGCTTTCCAAGTAATTCAAAGCCTTCTTTCAAACCCAGCGCGATTTTGTAAACCTCATCGCAGCCTTTGGCGGCGGCTTTCAGCATCGCTTTTTTAATCAGCCGTCTGTCTTTCTTCGATAGGCGGTTTTTATTTTGCTTCTTCATTTTTTTTCCTTTCTTTTTCTACGTCCTGAAAATTCTTTCATGAACAATTCTTTATGCTCTAGCTTCACAGAAGCCGGAATCCCTCGCCTACTCCAGTTGAAAACTCGCTGCGGACTTGTCTCAAGCATTCTTGCTACTTTCGAGTATCCCCCAAGCGATTTGAGTAGTAATTTGTCCTGCTCAATTTGTTTATCCATATCAAACTCTATGTTTAAAATCATTTACCGTAATTAAACACTATGTTAAAACATTTGTCAACATTTGTTTAACAACAATATGTTTAAATAGTGCAAAATATATAAAATAAATTTGGGAGTAAAAAATGGACGTAAAAACAGCGAGATTGTATGAAGCCGCTGAGAAGCTAAAAGGCGTTTCCGGGCAGTCAAATTTGGCTAGATTGTTGAATGTATCCCCTCAAGTCGTTAAGAATTGGGAGACTAGAGGCGTATCAGCGAGCGGATTAGTAAACGCCGCTAAAGTCATAGGCGTATCAGTTGCATGGGTAGAGACAGGAGAGGGCGAAATGGCGGCAATTAAACAGCCTGAATCAAATGCTACCGTAGAACAAAGAAACTTATCCGAATGGGTTTTGTCTGCTCGTGAATATGCGGGGCCTGAAATGACCCAAGAAAAATTAGCGGAATATCTTGGAAGAACGAAAGCAAATGTGTCAGCAATGGAAAACGGACGTTCAAAGCCATCGTTTGAGCAAATGATGGAGATACACAGGGTTACAGGATATCCATTACCATATCAGCAAAGCGCAGGCAGAGACCTGATAAATGGCAACCAAACAAACACCAGTTACACGCTGAATCAAAATTCTGCAAGCAAGCCAACAAAAGAAGAGCTTAACGATGCAGACAAGCACTTTTTAAAATCAATGCCACTATTGGACATTGATGTTGCTGTTCGCCATCTCGCCAACCCTGATAAGGACAGGACGCAAATTCAGGGCAATGGGGACAGGGCGGCAACATTTATCCCACACTCAAGGCATACCATCGGCGTTCGCATGGCTGATGACGTGGAGTTTGCAGGGATAAAACGTGGCGACATCCTGATAGTGGAGCCGAATATCCCACCGAGAGATAAAGACTTGGTGCTTATTTGTATCGACAATACAGGCTACCTGCGCGGCATGGTGGGCAGGTTGTCCATTGCGATTGATGGGACGCATACTATTATCTACGATGGCGGATCAGGCGTTCCGCTGCCTGATGGCGCGTTTATTGCCGGAGTAGTCGTAGAGGTTAAGCGCAGGCTGATACCAACGGATATCTTATTAAGCCGGCTTAACCCTGATTACAATATCCACCAATCGAAACAAAGATGATATGAGTGAGGCCGTCTGAAAACAGGCGGCCTTTCGTGCGTCTTATTTAAAAAAGTCGGATTTACAGATTTACACAAAGTGTAATTTTCATAGGAAAAAGAAATGTTGCAGATACAGACAATAATGGGCCGTGCAGAGCAAGGTATTACCTCGCCATTCATCTGTATGGCGGAGAATGGTCTGGAATATTTCGTCAAAGGGCTGCACGCCACCCGTGCGAGCCAAATAAACGAATGGATAGGTGGGAACATGGCGCAGGCTTTAAGTTTGCCCGTTGCCCCGTTTGACCTATTGAAAGTCGGAGAAGAGCTTTACGAAGAATTACCCGCAAGAATGAAGGAAATCGGCAAAGGCATCTGTTTCGGCTCGCAGACGCAAAAAGGCTACGCATTGCTTGAGCCAGCGGACATCCCCCGAATCGATATAGTTATGCAGCGTCAAATCGCCACCTTCGATTGGTTTATCCGCAATGAAGACAGAACAATCGGCAACCCTAACCTTTTGTATAGAAATTGCGACAATCCCCTAATCGTCATCGACCATAACTGCGCCTTCGACACCGGCTTCAATCCAAAAAACTTCCTGCAAAATCATATTTTCTCATCGGCATTTAAACAGGTTTTGGAAGACTGGGTGCTTCAGGAAGAGATGGAATTATGGCTGAAAAACGCATTGCCAGCCTACAGAAAAGCGTGTGATAATCTGCCACTGGAGTGGGCATGGGCAAACGAAGAGCGCGATCTGCCCGCCGCCTATAACCACAACTATACCGACGAAACCGTCCGCCGCGTTGATAACGGAACACTTTGGAGCATCTCATGAACCAATATGCCATGCGTTTTGCCGTCATACGGTTTATGCCCTATGTCCAAACGCGCGAATTTGCCAACATCGGCATCATCATAACCCACCCCCAAAGCGGCTACTTCGACTTTAAAATCGAACATCGCTACAGCAGATTGAGCCGTTTTTTCCGCCACTTCGAGCCGTCCATCTATAAAGCGGCAACCCATGCCTTTGCAGAAGAATTACAGCGGATTAGAAACCTGGCGGCACACTCCACGCCCGATCAGATACGCGCCATGCTTGACCATCTGACCCGCCCGCGCGAAGCCCTGATTATGGCCACCCAACCGGGCGTAACCCTCGCCTCCGACAGGGAGCAGGAATTGAACCGCCTGTTTGATTATTTTGTCGCCCACAGCTTTGCCAAAAACCAACCCGAAGTAGAACTTACCCGCCAAATACAGGCAATGTTAAAGCCGCTTCGGACGGTATACCCCTTCAAAGAAAGCACAATCGGCGACCCGTCAGGCTTTCACGCCTCCATCCCCTTAGTGCAAAAGGCGGAAAACGGCGAAATACGGAAAATCATTAAGCCGATATATTTCGGACAAAAAGACCCTGCCGACATCTATCACAAGTCGGATAAGTGGATTGCCAGCATAAAACGGTTGCGGCGCAGCGGATACATCGACCGTTCTGAAATATTGTTTGCCTACGAGCCCCCGGAGCATCCAGACAAGGCACAACAAAAGGCATTGTTTGACGTATTGGGCGACCTGAAGGAGCAACGTATACAGCTTGCCCGCAACAAGGACGACGCAGTCATCAGAAACTTTGCCTGCGACTAACAGCCCTCAAGACCGCCCGCCATGCGCGGGCTTTTCTTTTACAATTTATGAGAAGGCGTTAAAATATTTACACACAAATACACACTTAAATTTGACAATAAATAGAATAGTGTGTATTATTACACACATGGCAGACGTGCCATGCTTTGAGTGAGGAGATACAATTGAACAGTCTAGACGTTATCGCTCTACTCAAACAGGATGGTTGGTATAAAGTTGCACAATCTGGGAGCCATTCGCAATACAAGCACCCAACAAAAAAAGGTCGTGTAACAGTGCCACACCCCAAGAAAGACTTGCCAATAGGTACGGTAAAAAATATCTTTAAGCAAGCCGGTTTGAAGTAAGGCAAGCAGCGGGGAAACCCGCTGCCATTCTTCAAGCCAAATAATCAAGGGTATCTCACGCCCCACCCCACCCGACACAAAGAAACTCAAACGAAAGAAGGACTAAAAATGTTTATCCCTGCCGCTTTGCACAAAGACAGTCATTCGGCATATGGCGTAACCATTCCTGACTTACCGGGCTGCTTCTCTTATGGCGACACTATCGAAGAAGCTATCGCAAATGCCCGTTCTGCCGCCTATATGCACATTGATGGCATGATTGAAGATGGAGAGTTTAAAAATCTTTCCGTAAGCAATATTGCCGATTTAAGCCAAGAGCCTGATTATGATGGAGCAACATGGGTAATGATTGAAATCGACCCAGCCAAAATCAGCCAACAGCAAGTTAGATTTAATGTTAGCTGGCCGCAGTATCTACTTGATAGAGTAGATGAATACACTTCAGAAAATCATGAGACTCGTAGCGGTTTTTTGGCAAAAGCTGCTTTAATCGCTATGAACCAAGCATAACCCCTTAGAAATAGAAAGCCCGCAATACGCGGGCTTTTCTTTTGCCGTATGAAACTGTATCAATTCGCATAAATCAACGTTTGTTTCTGTATTCCACTTTTTTGATCCATGGCGCAAATCCTCGTCAATAAAGGCTTGTAGGTTTTTTGCGTCCATAAAAACAGGGATTCCGATCACACGGGAATTTCCCCATATACACCGCCTTTATTGGCGGTTTTCTTTTCCCGTTCTTCCCAATCCGCAGGCGTTCGCCTAAGTGCTTTTTAAATAGCAAAAATAAATTCTCTTTTAAATCATAGTGTTTAAAAATATTAAACAAGGTATTTAAAATAATGCTTGCTTTTGTTTAAACGCTGTGTTTAAATACACACATCGAAGCAAAACACAGACACGAAAGGAATCAAAATGAAACATTCAGCAAACATCATGCAGTTTAACGACTGGAACACCAATCAAGAAAGCACCGTAGGCCGAATCATGCAAGAAGGCAAGGGAAAAAAGAAACGGACATGGATAGAGTGGATTGGTAACCCGATGCTTGAAGAAGTGGAAGGCAACTACCAAGACGCCTGCCGAATTGCCATGAAAGCCGATAAATGGAATTTCATCGAGCGCGTCTAAGTAAGAAACTTTACCCAAGCCGCTTCAAGCGAGGCGGCTTCAATAAAGAGTTTTACATCGTTCTTTAAAAATTTGAAAGCGTAGTAACCGCCCTTCAGGTAGGCAGAAGCCGATAGCAAGACATCGCAAGATGGGGGAAATCGAACAAACGGTTACAGGCGAAAGGCGGCCTAAAAGATAACAGCCTATGACGGTAAATTTTTTTAAACACTTGATAAACAAGGAAATACAAAATGGAAATTAAAAAATTTGAAGTAAATAGCCCTTCTGATTTGCTGATGATGCTTGCAAATGTTTTGGCAAGCGCAGAAAGCAAGCAACAGGCAGAAGAAGAACCATTGCCGCCTGTAACGGTTACAGAGGCGAAAGGCATTAACGACTTTGCTATCGGCAAGGAAGTGATTATCCGCACTTATTCCGCAGGAGTTTGGTTTGGTGTGTTGAAGCAAAAAGCAGGCAATGAAGTGATTTTGACTAAGGCACGCCGCATGTACAAATGGTGGGCAAAAGAATCAATCAGCCTGTCAGGCGTTGCACGACACGGCATCAAACAAGACGACAGCAAGATTTGCGGCGAGCTTGATTCCGTATGGCTTGAAGCGATTGAGATTATCCCGGTAACAGGCAATGCGGCTGAATCAATCCGCACCGCACTGGAGGTGGAGCAGTCATGAGTTATTTAGATAAGCCGATTAAACACGGCGACGGCGACGGCTACGGCAACGGCAACGGCGACGGCTACGGCTAAATTTTGATACAGCCCCCTGTAACAGGGGCTTATTTAAGCGGCTGATCCGGCTGATTAAATAAGACAACGTGAAAGGAAACACAAATGAGCAATAAAGAACATATCGATAATTTCATTCGGAATGTTTTCTTCAGCCGGGCGCGATTTATTAAATGCAAGGTTGAAGCAATGGTTAGCCAGTCTCACAGGTTGTTTGAGCAAGCTGAAAACCATAAAGAAAAACAAGACGATGGGTTGTTTGTATGGAAGATGAATCATCAGATGATTGAAGCTTTCAAAGACGACGCAAAAGCTATTCTGAAATGGTGCGAAGACATGGAAAAGTCAGCAGCACGAACTGAAGAAGAAGTTTACAAGAAAGATTAACAAGGTCGGGGCGTAAAGCCCCTACTAAACAACGTGAAAGAAACAAAACAATGGTTACCTTAGGCGCACTTCAAAGCCAGTACGACGCAATGCTCCCTTACGAAGATGACTATGACGACGAACGAGTTGAACAGATTGTCGATGGCTACCTGAAAGAGTGGTCCGCCGCCGACCTGCTGGAAATCCTGAGCGGAAAAATTTTAGAGGGAGCGGAAGAAGCCCTTGAACGAGAGGCCATCAAGCAATGCAAGCAGGAAGCCGCAGAAGCTCAGGCGGAATATGAATACAACCTCAGAACATGGGACGAATAGGAGGGAAAAAATGAAATACGCAATCAGAACAGTTTTAGCCGTGTCAGCCATCACGATCGCGGCTTGTAGCTTTCCCGGTAAAGCCGAGA